GCAACAGTTTGAGCGAAAGACCAAAGACTTGGAAAGTCAATTAGAGCAACTGAAGCAAGCTAAGCGTGATGCAATTACGCAAGGTGATGGCGACAGAGCAATTGCAATTGATGATGCTATGGACGACTTGAAAGAGCAACGTCTAGAAGCAAAACAAGACTTAAAAGCTGCTGAAGATAAAGCTGCAGAAGTTCCACAAGTTACTTCTGACCCTGTCCTAAATCAATGGATGGATAAGAATGACTGGTTTGGTAAAGATACAAGAATGACTGGTGTTGCTAATGGATTAGGTGTTGAACTCCGTCGTGAGAACCCTAACCTTAATGGACAAGCTTTCTTGGATAAACTAGACGAAGAACTAACAGCAATGTTTCCAGAGAAGTTTGGTAAGAAACGTGTACAGAATCCTATGGAAGGTTCCTCTAACGGAACCGCTAGACCAACAGTAGGTTCTGGAAAGAAAACTTACGCTAACTTGCCTGCAGATGCTAAAGCAGCTTGTGATAAATATGTTAAGCAAGGTCTTATGACCAAAGAAGCTTATGTTGCAGAATATGAATGGGATTAAGGGAGAAAGAACATGACTGAAATTAAAAAAGAAAAAGCTGTACCAGAGTCTACTAAGGTAGAGCGTCCTCGTGAACGTAAAAAGGGCGTATTTAATGGGACTCAGGGCAAGCTGCAAGTAGGAAACCAAATTGAAGGGTATCACTTGCATATTTTCAATGACACACCTGGGCGCATCCAGAATGCCACTGAAAACGGTTATGAGTTTGTTCACCCAAGCGAGGTAGGCGGTGTTACGGAGAATGTAACTTCACGTAATACTGACATAGGAGATAAGGTTAGATTTTTGGTAGGTGCTGGTGAAAAAGGCGACCCATTGTATGCTTATTTGATGAAAATCAAACAAGAATGGTGGGACGAAGACCAGCGTCAATTACAAGAACGTAACGACAAAACTGATGCAGCAATCCGTGGTGGTAAAACACCTGGCGTAGATTCTACTGGATTCTACAACGCTGGTATCAAGGTTAATTAATTCATTCCATAAAGGAGTTTTATAAATGGCAAACGTAAATGCCGTGACAGGACTGTCGCCAGTTGGCACAGTTACTGGCGCACCCTTCAACGAGCAAGGCTACCTCTACGCTATCGCTAACGACGCTTCTAACACATACGCTATTGGCGATATTGTTAAGTCTGCTGTCGGTAACGATGCAAACGGTGTAGCTCTTGTAACTAAAGCAGCAGCAACCGATGTTCCATTGGGCGTTATTGCTTCTATCCGTGTTGCTAACCCAGGCGTAAGCTTGCAAGGCACAAACATTGACTTAGGTAAGTTGTATATCAGCTTGTCTTCTGGTTCATACACTTATGTTTATGTAATCACTGACCCTAACGTTGTTTACAAAGTTCAAGCTAATACTACTGCAAATGCTAAAGTTGGTTCTACTGCAGTTCCAACAATCACTGCAGACCAAACTTCTACTTTGTCACAGTCTTCACCTTTCTCCGCTACATACGTAACTGCTGATAGCTCTGCTACTGCTGCTTCTATGTTCCAAATTATCGGCATGTACCAAGACCCTTCAAACGTTCCTGGTGCTTACAATGATTTGTTGGTTGTGTTTAATAAACACCAATATAAACAAGCCTTCGGTGCTTAATTAATAGGAGATATATAAAATGGCTGGTGTAATTACAACTGGTACACATCCCAAGGCTCTATGGCCTGGTATCAAAGCATGGTGGGGTCAGGTTTATGATGAGCATCCAGAAGAGTACATTCATCTCTTCGACAAAGATACTTCTCATCAAAACTACGAGGAAGACGTTCAGTTAACTGGTTTCGGTCTTGCTCCAATCAAATCTGAAGGCCAAGGCGTTCAGTATGATTCAGAAGTTCAAGGTTTCGTAACTCGTTACACACACGTTGCATACGCTCTTGGTTACATCGTAACTAAAGAAGAGTTGGATGACAACTTGTATGAGCAAGTTTCTAAGCGTCGTTCTGCTGCTTTGGCAATGTCTTTCCGTCAAACTAAAGAAAATATCGGTGCTAACGTTTATAACCGTGCTTTCAATAGCACTTATAAAGGCGGTGACGGTGTTGCTCTTTGCTCTACAGCACACCCAAATACATCTGGTGGCACTTTTGCTAACACCCCTACTGTTTCTGTTGACTTGTCCGAAGCTTCTTTGGAAGATGCAACAATCGCAATCATGGGCTTCCAGAATGACCGTGGTTTGTTGATTAACGTAATGCCACGTTCTTTGATTGTAGCTCGTCAAGAATGGTACAACGCTAACCGCATTCTCAAGTCTGTATTCCAATCAGGTACTGCAAATAACGATATCAACGTTCTGAAGGCAACTAATGCCATCCCAGAAGGTATCGTAATGAACCATTACCTCACAAGTCCACATGCTTGGTTCTTGCGTACTAACATCCAAAATGGTATGAAATACTATGAGCGTGTTGGTATCACTTTTGACCAAGACAATGACTTTGACACTATGAATGCTAAAGCTAAAGGCTACGAGCGTTATAGTTTCGGTTGGTCTGACCCACGTGCTGTGTACGGCGTGAATGGTCCTTGATGGTAATAATTAGTTCTTTACATTTGAACTAGTTTGTGATATAATAGGAGGGTTAGGAGTTCACAAGACTCCTTTCCTTTCCTTCTAAAGGACAAATCATGGAAAAAAGAATCATCGAAACCTTTCCAGCAGGCGTAGCTAAAGACAAGCCAAGCAATATGGCAACTCCAAAATCTAATGCCAAAAAAGGATTAGGTAACACACAAGCAGTAGAGAATCAAGTAGGTCAAGATTCAGGTTTTAAAAAGAAGCGTCTACACCCTGTAGAAGCTCTGAAATATCCAAAGTAATACTTTTTTATCCTAAACGTCTTAATTGACGTGACCCATCACTTTTAGGAGATATAAATGGGAACACCAACAAGATTTACCTATGGCGTAGCAACAGTTCCACGTGGCTACCCACTTTCTAGCTATCCACTTCCAGACCCTTTCAATAGCACAAGCGACACTGGTTTTGGCGTAGCAACTTACTCTAACGACTTCATGTCTATCAATGCTGAAGATTTCACTATCTCTGGCTCAGGCTCTACTTTAATTAGTGCTTCTGGTTTAGGCGGTTTAGCTGTTTTATTACCAGGTGGTACTACTACTGCAACTGCAGCTTTTAAACCAGGAACATCATTTGGTTTTGTAGCTGGACAAAAACTATGGTACACGGCTCGTTTGGCAATTAGCGCAACTACTGGTGCTTTTACTGCAGGTCTAGCTTCTGCTGGTACTTCAGCAACTGACGGTTTGTACTTTGCTACTACTGGTACTACAGTTGATTTAGTATCACGTGTAGGCTCTACTTCTACAACTATTGTAGCTGGCGTTACAACTGTAACTGCTTCTACTTTTGTTGAACTTGGTTTTCATTACGATAACACTGATTTATTAGTGTTTGTAAATAACCAATTAGTTGCTCGTGTTACATCACCAACTATCGGTTCCTCTGGTACTACTTTGACTAGTGCTTTGTTGTCTCCAATCTTTACAGATACTCCAACAACTCTAGAAACAATGACCATTGACTACGTATTGGCTGCTGTCGAAGTTTCACGTTAATAGGGAGTAGCACATGACTACTACAATTCAAACGCCTATTCAAATATTGGTGGATGGTCCACGTAACGTCGTAATTAAATACGAAGGTACGTTAACTGCTACTGATTCAGGTGTTTATACTATTGTTGACCCTGCTGCATTAAGTGACTTTGACATCAATGGTGTTAAGGCTAATCGTTTACGTATTAACAAAATCAACTACGACGTAGAAGACTTGTTAACAGTAAATTTACTTTGGGAAGGTGCTTCTTCTAATACCGTAATCTGGAACTTTGCAGGTCGTGGTAAAGTAGAAGCAAGACATTATGGCGGTATTATTAATAATGCTACCAATCCTACAGGTAAGATTTTAGCTACCTTTGATTACGAAGGCACAGCACAGGTCTTAACTTTTACAATCGTTCTTGAGTTGGTTAAACAACACACCTAATGCAAACTAATCTAAACGCCAAAGAAATCCAATTAGTCGCCACCATCGTTCGTGCTGATGGCACTAGGGAGGAACTTGGCGTTATAGATTATTGGCATAAGAATCCAATCAAAAGAATCATTTGGAGAATTAAAAAATGGCTACACTCCTAGTTAATACTGGAAAAGCCATCGTAACCAACTACCTTAACGGTGGTGCAGCTACTCAGCCTAAATATGTGGCTTGGGGTACAGGTGCTGGTACGACGGCAGCAACAGATACAACTTTGTTTACAGAGGTAACGCCACGTGTTAGTGGAACTACTTCTCAAGTTACAACATCCACAACAAACGATACATTTCAAGTTGTAGGTACACAGACTGCTGGCACAAGTGAGACAATCACTAATGCTGGTTTATTTGATGCTTCTACTTCTGGTAACTTGTTTGTTAAGGGTGACTTTACAGGCATTCCTTTGAATACTAGCGATTCAATTCAGTTTACTTTTAAAGTACAGTTCAGTTAATGGCAATCAATGGTTCTAGTATAAATAGAGATGTAATTGATGGAAGCGATAACATTACGTTAACGCCTTCATTGACCGTCACCTCTACAAGTACTAGCACCATTACTAGAGTATTAGCGTTACTAAGAACTATTAGTTACGCAGTAACGTCGACAGTAACAATTAGTAAGCTTCAAAGTTTATTTAGAACTTTAACTTATGCTGTTACTTCGACAGTTACTATTAAAAGAGCTATTGCGGTAATTAAGTCAATATTGTCCGCATCTACTGCGACGATTACTAAGAGTGCCACAAAGACACTGACTTATTTGTCTAGCAGTTTAGCAACAATCAGTGAGTTAGTCTCTAGATTCAGAACTTTAACTGTGACTTCTACCAGCACAGCAAGCATTATCAAGTCAGCAACAAAACTATTAAGTGTTATTTCTACATCTGTAGCTACGTTGGTTAAACTACCAATTAAGCTTTTAGCTGTAACAGTTAATAGCCTTGTGACTATTGGCAGAGCAATAAGTAAGATTATGACTACTGTTGTTGAGCACACTATTGTAGTGCTTACTAACATAGCAATGCACTTAGTAGCTTTCTCAATAGCTGTAGTAAGCTCAGTAAGCATTAAACGAGCAATTAGCCGTACATTCTCAACCGTAGTAACTTCTACAGCTAGTTTGTTTAAATCAGTGCCTAAAACCTTATCTGCAGCAATAAGCAGCTTAGTGAGTATTACTAACAGCATAGGCAAGATAATTAAAGCTACAGTGTCTAGTGTAGTTACTTTAGCTAAACATAACTTTATCTTTAAGACTATTCAGCTTGTAGTGACTTCTACGGCTAGTTTAAGTAAAGCAATACCCAAGGTATTAAGTGTTGTTTCTACGCATGCTGTAAGCCTTTCTAAGCAGATTGGAAAGCTTTTAAGTGTAGTAAGTCATATAGCAGTTAAGCTGTACCCAGCATTTGTCCAGAAGTTTGGCTCAGTTGCTAAGTTTACCTTTATTGTCGGTCCTAGAAAGCTCTCGACAATGATAGTTAAGGACAGAGATATTTTAGTTGAAAAAGCTNAAAAAACCTTGTCTTTTGTTAAAAATCGTGTTATAATGTTATATCGGAAACTTTAATGGCTGAGTCATTTTCCTACAAGATTACTACTGAAAGTGAGTTATTCACTTTTGACTTTACGCAGGTTCTTGCACCTAATGAGACTATTCTAACGGCAGATTGTTCCGTTATCCTTATGAATGGTTTAGACCCTGACCCATCAGCAATCCTTCAAGCTACGCCTATTATTGCTAATAAGACAGCTTCTCAAAGGATTATTGGTGGACTAGCTGAAGTAACTTATCGCTTAGAAATGACGATTACTACTTCATTAACTAATACCTATGTGGGTGTTGGTGACTTAACTGTCTATGATGCTAATCAAGTATGAGCTACTTTAGTCGATATGACCGAGGAGATTGGGCAGTACTCTGCGACGCTTGTGGTCGTAAGATGCGTGCCTCAGACCTACGTCAACGCTGGGACGGTCTTAAGGTCTGCCCAGAAGACTGGGAACCAAGACAGCCACAAGACTTTGTTCGTGGTGTAGCAGATTACCAAGCACCTCCTTGGACAAGACCAGAGCCTCAGAATCAATATATCAAAGTATACTCTATTAATAAACTGGTTAACGGATACCCAGTTAACACGTTTACGTTAGGATAATTTATGCCAATTCCATTATTTACCAACAATGCTGCTACTGCCCTTGCTGTAGCTATTACGCCTACTGATTCAATTTTACAAGTAGTAGCTGGCACAGGTCAATACTTTCCTGCTCCTACTGGTGGTAACTACTGCATGTTGACTTTGATTCAAGTCAATAATCCTGAAGTATCTGAGATTGTTAAATGTATTGGACGTACTGGCGACTTCTTAACTGTAGAACGTGGTCAAGAAAATACTCAACCACAAATCTTTAACATTAGCGACAACGTACAATTACGTATTACAGCCCAAAGCTTAAATATTTTTGCTCAAGGCGGTGGAGGAGGCGGTGGAGGAACGGCTGCTACTCAAGTTGCTGAATTTACAGCTACTCAAGGCCAAACAGTATTTACTATTCCTTTTTCGTATGTTCCTGAT